TCATTAAATTCTGTAAGTGTTATTGTATAGTTTTTACCATTTTTATCGTGCATATTTGGAACATTTGCTATGCCATGAATAAAAATATATTTTTCATTTTGATAATATTTTGTAAGTGGCTTTGCTTTAATCTTTTTCATTATCGTTTCCATTGTTGAGGTTATTAAATTGACTAATTTATTACCAGGGCAAAAGCTCAATATTACAAAGGCTTTGCCCTGGTAATTAGACAATCAATTTAGTTATGTACAGGCAGGCCAGCATCAAGCCTTTTTCTTCGTGGCACATGCTGAGCTGGCCGGCCAATTGAGATTCTATGGCACTTGTAGCAAAGAAGATCTTTTCTATTCTTCTTACTAAAGAGGTTCATTTTAATTGCTTTTCCACATTTACAGAAATAACCAGACTGAATTTCGTAGCTTTGCTTATTCATGAGATTGTTCTCCTTGTTTAGAAAGATTAATTTAAAGGCTATCTAAATTAGCTCCAGATTCTATGTTCTTCTGCTACCCATTCGTTGCCGTCATATTCTTCTAGAGTCCACTCAACATCGTCTGGAATTTCAATTACTTTGAGATTTGCATAGTTGTCGTTTGCCTCTTCTTTGAGTTCTTCAACGGTTTGAACAAGCTCTGAAGAGTTTCTTGGAATATCATAATCAAAAAAGTGTGAGTCATAGGGAAAATCTGGAGAAGTATGAAAACCATCAAATCCATCAGAATCTTTTCCTCTATACAATGTGATTCCTTTCAACTCTGCATATCTCAAAATTGCTTTGTCTGACAATCCAAAGCTACCATAACACTTATTGATTACAATCTTCATAATAGGCTCCTTTTAAGTTATTTAATGCTCACCAGCTGGCCATCCTTCATCTGGCCTTGGCCGTACCATTTGTGGGCCTCTGGATAATGTGGACCCTCTAAATAGATGGTTCCGTTCGCAGGTACTGATGGCCCAAATGGTCCTGGCTGAAAGCAAGTTATCTTTGTTCCGGCTGCAATGGCAAGTTTAATCTCGATCATCTAATCTAACAGGTGCAGTAGCAATTACAGCATAGATTGTATTATGAAAATCAGTGTTCCATACTTCTACATAATATTGCGTACTTTCAGGCTGTTTTTGATACCAGATCTTCTCAAAATCTGTGTTTAATGGCATAATTAAGAGAGTGTCAGTATTGGAAAGGTAGAAACCTGGACCTTTAAATTCAATTCCAAATTCCTGTTCAATTCTTTCCTTATTTCCCATCATGTTCCATGCTAATTTAGTTTCCATAATGTTCTCCAGGTGATGGTTGTAATTCAGTTGCTAGCTATTGCCTGGCTTTGATCATTCCAATCATTTTATCTGCCAATCTGCGACTGACAATACTGACTGTTAGGTTAAGGTATTGTTTCTGGTCAACTGGACAATAAATTATTAACTTTTTGAACAGGCTAGCTGCTTCGGACCATCGTAAGATTGGCCAGGCACTTATTTGGTTTGGTTTTAACTGTTGCATGATTGTCTCCAATAGTTAGTCCTTATCAAGGGATTAAGTAAAATTATTAAACATTATCTAATCACTTATATAGGTATTGTATAGTAATAAATCTCAACTTCAAAGATTGGACTACCATAACTCATACTAATTGAACAATCTATTTTCATTGTATTATGATATTCAATTGGCACTAGATCAAACTTTTTTTGCCACCAAGCCAAAAATTCTTTTGGGTTTTCAGGTAGTTTGTTAATACAAGAGTCACTAGAAAATACTACAATCTTAATTTTTTCTTTCATTTTGAGCCTCTTTTGAAGTATAACTTCATTAAAGTGAGTTCCTTGCGTTCATTCTTTGTGAGTTCTCCGCAGCCACGAAGAGAATCAAGTTTAAGCAATTGATTGTATCTATAATCAAGTTCTTTTTCTATATCTTGATCCTTCATGTAGGATGTTTTTGAGTACCGATCAGGTATACTTCCTTGAAAGGATTTTATTTCGCTAAGCTTTTTGATTAAGTCTCGCATGATTTTTGTCTTCTTTAGGGATAAAATTAAGATTTAATTTATTGCTTAAAGGACTTTTTCATAACAACAATATTAGTAAAATCTTGCACTGTGTCTGGTGTTATGCATTCGTATAACTCTATAAACTCTTGCACTGTTGCAGTTTTTGCAACTTCTTGAATGTTTGACCACTCATCGGGAACACTAAACTCAACAATGATGTTATCCTTGTTTTGTCCGATAATGTTAATTCTAATGTCAAGATTTACCATGATAATTCTCCTAAGTGATTTTAACTGTTGAGTGCTTTGTAGTTTGCAGTGAAGCTGCCTGGGCAAAGGGTATAGGTACATCATAGGTATAGTGTACCGTATACAGGTATGGTTGTCAACAAAAAACACGTAGGCGGTTTACGGCGAAGCCGTGGTGCTACGTTGTGGTAGTTGGTCGGCGGCGTGTATATAGTATGGTGGGTGGCCGGAATAGGGCCAGGAATGGCGTAGGATGGCCGTAGCGGGCCGGACGTAGCGTGCGGGTATGGTGGCATGGACGGCCGGAACACGGTGTAACGGGCTTTGTGGTGCGTTTACGAGCATAACGTAAAAACTGTGTAATTCCACCACGTTATGCCCGTCCATTAGTTGTGCTTATTCCTCGCTATCTATCCAATCTTTCGGAGGGCTGAAATCAGTTACTGTGGATATTTCTGAATCTGTGACGTTTGGATCATGGAATTCTGACGGTTTGGGACGTGTTTGTCTTGTTTGCAAAGATAACTCTATTTGTGTGTCAATCTCTTTATCTTTTAATTCTTGTGCTTCTTTTAATGCATGTTCACGTCTGAGCTGTTCAAAGAGTTTGGTATCTTCGATGTCTCTTTGTATTTGTTGGGCTGACTTCTTTGCCTGTTCTTTTATCTGAAATGCTTGTTGGTCATACAATGGTTGAGATTGCATCTTTGCTTGGGCCATAATCTGCCGAATGGTTGTGTATGGGTCGATTCGATCTACTGGTAATGCGATGATTGTCTCAAGGGCATTTATGTCTGCTTGAGCACACTCTAAAGATGTATGGATGGAATGCTTTGATATCCAGTCAAGTATTATTAGCTTGGCTGCCTGGGATAATGATGCTATTGGTTGGTCTGGTTCAAGAGTGACTAAGATTCTTAATGCTTTGGCGAGTTGGTAATGGTTCAGGCGAAAGGACATGTGTGGGCTTGACATGATGGTTGCTCCATTAATTGAATTGTGTTGTTAATTAAATACGAAATATCCAGGCATGTTTCTTAAAACATATAGCTTTTCTAACATCATTATTTCTAACTAATGTTGGAGTTACAAGATGGATTGTGTAGCCAGTAAGAATTTCATTATCCTCCTCCATAATAATAACATCATCTTCAGGCTGTGTTTCGAGTAATTTTATTAAGTCCTTGGCTTTCATTATAACTCCTTTGAATTGCTTGCAAGAGATTGAAAGGTTTCTGGTTTGCTTGTTGTTTGAAGTTGTGTTGTAAGTGCTGTGACTCCTTATGAATGGTTGTTTAGCAATCACAGGTGGCTTGCAAGGGTGTACGGTTGGTGACAGTGTAACATGGGTTGGTGCCGTTTGTCAAGGGTTTGGTGACGGGTGGTGACCGTTTTTGGTGCCGGGTGGTAATGTTTTGGTGCCGTTTGGTGACGTTTGGTGACAGGTTGGTTGTGTAAGTGGTTGATATTGTTGGGGAATTTGAGAGCTGTGTACGGTTGGCGTCAAAAGAGTCCGTGCGTACACCTCCCCCCGACCATTCTATTTAAGTATTTAAAAAAAAAATTAAATACTAAAACAGACACCCTCTCTCACGACACAGGGGGGAGGTGTACGGTTGGACACTATTGGCCACTTTTGGATACACAGGTCTGTAACTCTTTGAAATGATTACCCTTTTTTACCACTTGTGTGTCCAGGTGGTGACGGTTGGTACCAATGTGGTGCCTGTTGGTGACAATTATGTGTGTCCAGGTGGTGCCAGGTGACAACAGGTGGTGCCAAAGTGGTGCCGGTTGGTGCCTGTTTTCTGTGTCCATGTGGTTACGTTTGGTTACGTGTGGTACTTCAATGGTGCCAAGTGGACACAAAAAAGGCCAGACAACGATCATCTCGCTACTGGCCTTTAACAGTTTTGCTAAGCAGCAATTTTGAACCATCAATCCAGGTTGTTAGGCATTATTCAGGTTGTTAGGCATTATATCACTTGCAAAGCTCAATATATATTCCTTTCTTAACTGCTTTGTTAAGTCGTTCAGGATATACGTTAAGATATCTCAATGTGCTGCTTACGTTGTGGACATCTCTACATAACAGGCACCTGACCATTTTTCGCTCTTCACGAGTTGCGGTCATCTTAATCGCTTTGGCAAACTCAATGCCGTAAGTTACGTCTTTTGAGAGTTTTGTAATTTTCATACAGTCACCAAATGGAAGTCAATTTCTGAGAATTGAACATACCATGCCTCAATCATCCATTCAGGCAAGTATGGCGCTGATTTTCGGTTAAAGAAACTTATGAATCGTTTTGAATATTGCATGGTTGTACCTCACGGCTCGGGCACAATCATTATAATCATGCCCGAGTTGAATGGTTGCTAATTGTTAGCATTCAGATCTGCGATAATGGCCGCAAGTTGTTCCGGTGTCAATTTGGCCATGGCTTCAATGGCTTTCTGCTCGTCACTCTTGGCCGATGCAGGTCTTTCGGCTGCTTCCCATTTCATCTTGTCCACATTCTCTTGTCCAAGTGCTGTCGACCATTCTGCACCTTTCTTGGTGGCCTTGAAAGTTGCCCTGGCGTCAATAAGTTTTGCCTGTACACCTTTTTGCAAACAGGCATGTAAGCATCCGCTTTCCTTTGCCCATGCAACCAATTTCTGTTCGTCAGCAAACTGTTCGCTGGTCGGAAAAATACTCCGGGGCAAAGTGTGCTGTACCATCAAACCGATTGCAGGTACACTTGTCTCTGTTTTCAGCGTGTCCAGTGTTACAAAGATTGACTGTGCCATGATAAAACTCCTTTATGATGGATTTACTTGCGAGTGGCTAGAACCATTTCCAGCCTGATAATTACTGTTTATCACCTGTGGAAAGACTTGTCAAGAATTAAATACCCTTAACTATTTCCCACCCTGTCCCATTCTCACTCTTTTGCCATAGGCCACCGCCATACCATAACTCAATTCCTTTTGATAGATTAGATATGTCGAATGTCTTACTTGTTCCATCACTCATAGTTATGGTAACTTCAATATTGTCTTGTTGTGGCTTAATTTTAATTCCTACTAAAGTTTTATCTTCCATAATGTTTCTCCCTTCAAAAGGTTTAATTACTCTAACTATCCTGCGCTAACCAACTATAAATCTTAATCATGTTTACTTATACCAACTGTTGCAAGGTTTGTCAAGAATTATTTTTCACCTTGTTTCATTTTCTCCTTGTCTGTCCTTTCACAATTACAATAGCTCATCATGTTCAGGCTGTCAAGCGTTATTTTGTTTTCCCAGTTTTGCCAGGTATAACTTGTTTGTCTGTTCACCAGAATTCCAGGAATAGCTTTCTGTTCTATTATTTCATCTGTTCAATGTTTGTCAGCGAAGCTGAGGGAACAATTCTTTTCTGTTCTAACCTCTCTGATCGTTGATGCCTCGATCCTACTGTAGTGAGTTAGGGTTTCTGTATAGAGTTGCAGAAATAAGCAATTTCATAATGCCGTCAAAAGTCACCACTTCAAACTTGCAAACACCTCACCAGTTAATCATACAAGCACATCTTGATTGCCGTCAATTGGCACATTTCACACCAGTGTTCACAAGTGAACAGCCAGTCCGGGAACAATTATATTGACAGCACTAGATAACTTGGCTTATATAGAAACTTGCTAGCATTATCAAAACAGGCAGCCATTATATATTATAGGAGGCTCAATATGTTTGCCGGCATTATGGAAAAAGCAGGAAAATTAAGTCCTTATGCATTTTTATATTGACCTTTTCACTATAATATGTCAACGTAAAATAAGACAATTCCAAAAGGTTTTCAATCTTCATTTAATCTATTTCACCTGTAAAGCTGCCAACCATGTTAAAAGAACTCAAATCTCAGCACCGCAACATAATTCAAATGGCCTTTAATGGCTATAAGAATCAGGAAATTGCTGAGCGTCTTGGCATGGCTCAATCATCCGTATCGACCATCATCCGTTCCCCTCTTGGGCAAGCCTACTTGAATGGCCTTCAAGACAGGGCGCATGAAGCAACTTTAGATGTTCGCAAAAAGTTAGTCAGCCTCAACAAGGAGGCACTCGCAACCTTTGAGCACCTTCTCAACTCTGGTTCTCGCAAAGCTGTACCAGCCGCAGTACAGTTCAACGCCGCAAAAGATGTTCTCGATCGCAATGGTTACAAAGCTCCAGATCGGTTGAACATTGACATGACGCTGCAAACCAAAACTGATGAAGAACTTGATGCTGAAATTGCAGCCATAGAAGAAGCAATCAATCGCACAGGTGGTAAAAATCTTCCAGAGATTAAAAAGTCCTTACGACAAAACTTATCATTTGCAACCATTCCTCTTGTTTCAGATCATGCTGTTGTCACGATGCCCGCTAACGAGGATGATTTATCTCTGGAAGATTTTCCCTCTACTGAACCAGGCCTATTTATTCCGAACGACTCTTTTGAAGAGCCTCTTCTGATGGAAGACACCTCAATTTTAGATGATCTATCATTTGATCCTTTCCACAATATTAACAGGTCATAATAATGGATCTTTCCCACCTTGATAGAGACCGCAAAGAGCAATACCTCAAACTATTGCAAGCCAAGAACAGCAGGATCAAGCAAAATAAGATAATACAATATTATCCTGATGACGGCGAGCTGAGTCGAAATAACTATCCTAAGCACATGGCGTTCTTTGCAGCCGGCGCAGATTTTTCTGAGCGTTGCATCATGGCTGCAAACCGCATCGGCAAGTCGGAAGGAATTGGCGCATACGAAACAACTCTTCATGCAACTGGAAGGTATCCAAGTTGGTGGACTGGAAAGCGCTTCACCAAACCAGTTTCCATCTGGGCATGTGGAACAACCAGCACAACTGCCAGGGATATTGTTCAATTTAAGCTCATAGGCAATCCCGAAGAGTATGGAACTGGACTCATTCCTGAAAAATATATAATCAAGACAAGCCCAAAAGCCGGCGGAGTTGCTAATGCTATCGACATGATCTTGGTTAAGCATATCTCTGGAGGCATATCTCGGATTAAGATCAAGTCTTATGCAGAAGGTCGCAAGTCTTTTGAAGGCACAGAGCAAGATTTAATCTGGCTGGATGAAGAATGTCCATTGCCAATCTATACTGAATGTATTACCAGGACCATGACGACGAATGGTCTAATCATGCTTACATTTACTCCTCTTGAAGGCCTAACTGATACTGTTCTTCAGTTTATGCCAAACGGAAAAATTGAGGATAATCAAGAAGGTAGTAAGTTCTTAATCCAGGCAACCTGGGATGATGCACCACACCTAACTAAAGAACAGAAAGAAAAACTCTGGGCAGCTCTTCCACCTCATCAGCGAGACGCCAGGTCTAAGGGCGTACCGCAGCTTGGATCTGGTGCAATTTATCCAATCCTCGAATCTAATATTACTGTAGCTGACTTTCCTATCCCAGACCATTGGCTCCGTTGCTATGCGTTGGATGTGGGATGGAAGAAGACCGCAACTGTTTGGGCAGCCACAGATCCGACCAGCAATATAACTTATTTGTATTCCGAATATTACCAGGGCCAACAGTTGCCACTAATTCATGCGGATGCCATTAAAGCCAGGGGAAATTGGATTCCAGGCGTGGTTGACTCAGCTGCTCATGGACGTTCGCAAGATGATGGAAAGCAACTTTTTGAACAATACTTTGGTTTAGGTCTTGACCTCGAGAATGCTAACAAATCAGTCGAGGCTGGCTTATATGCTGTGTGGCAAATGCTCAGCACCAATCGTTTGAAAGTATTTGGTTCACTGGTTAATTGGTTTAGTGAGTTTCGTATTTACCGTCGGGATGAGAACGGACAGATTGTTAAAGACCGCGATCACCTTATGGACTGTACTCGGTACTTGATTATGTCTGGTCTCAAGCGTGCAATTGCGAAACCATATTGGGAATTTCAGGCGTGGGAAGAATCAGAACTTTACAATCACCAGGAAGCAAGTCTGGTTACAGGATATTGATAAATGGCTAATAATGGTTTTGAATTTCCTGTAGAAGAACTTGTTGATCCAGGCAATCCAGCGACTCCGATGGCGAATGCAATTATAGCTGGCCAAGCAGCGAAGCTGCCTACACGAACCAATTCAATCTTGAACACAGGAACAAATCTACCGGACGACGAACAAACGAGTCTAAGTGGTCAAATTCCTTTTTGGGCAACTGAAGAACCCATCGAAGATATAATTGCTCCCGTGCAGGCAGACTCATTCACAACTGCCCTTGTTGAGAAAGAAGCCCTTCGTGCTGAAGCAGTTGTACTTATCACTAATCTTGCTGACAAACAAAATAAGGAAGTTCTTGCAGATATAACGACCAAAGTCCTGGAGGGATATAAGCTAGATCTAGCTAGCCGTACTGAATGGGAAGCCCTAAATGTGCAGATCATCGACCTGGCAAAGCTGCTCGTAAAGAAGAAAGTCTATGCAGGTGAAGTTGTCGCAAATGTTAAGTATCCTTTAATCATTAATGCTTGCATCCAGTTTGCTGCCCGAGCATATCCGGAACTTATCAAAGGTAACGAAGTTGTCAAGGGTAAGGTAATCGGGACTGATCCAGACAACCGTAAGTTTGATAAAGCAAATCGCATTTCTCAATTTATGTCTTTCCAGCTTCTGTCCTTAATGGAAGATTGGGAAGAAGGAGTAGACCAACTACTCTTTACGTTACCAGCCATTGGTTGTGTGTTCAAAAAGAGTTATTTCGATGCAATTGAACGGAAGTCCGTATCTCAGATAGTCTTCGCTGATGATTTGGTTGTAAATTACTTTGCCGAATCACTGGAGAGGGCTCCACGAGTTACACACAGAATCTATTTGTACCACAACGAAATTGTTGAACGAATCAATTCTGGAATCTTTATTAAGTTTGATGTAGCAGAACTTGGCCAAGCTACCAGTGATAAGACTGCCGATGTAGATGAAGATACTCCACATTTGTTCCTTGAACAGCATAGGTGGTATGACCTGGATGGGGATGGCTATCAAGAACCGTATGTAGTAACTGTTCATGATCAATCTCAGAAGTTAGTAAGGATTTCTCCCCGGTTTGCCACGGATGGGATTATTCGCAAGTCTGATGAAGCTGGAGTAGTTGATCTGAATGGACCGATTGTTAAAATAATTCCAGAGCAATACTTTACTCGCTATATTTTCATGCCTGCGATTGATGGCGGGTTCTATGGTATGGGGTTTGGCTCACTGTTGATGAGCAGCAACTCAGCCATAAACACAGTTATTAATCAGTTGTTAGATGCTGGGACGTTATCAAATCGTCAGTCTGGTTTCCTGGGAAGAGGGCTTAAGCTTGGTAGGGGCAAATCAATTCAGGTCAAGTCTGGCGAATGGAAACCAGTTGATGCTACTGGAGATGACTTGCGGAAGAACATCTTCCCAATGCCAGTACGTGAGCCAAGTAATGTTCTCTTCCAGTTGCTCGGATTGATGATCGAGAGTGGTAAAGAACTTGCCGGCATGACAGAGATTCTTGCTGGTAACTCACCTGGCGCGAATGTTCCGGCTGAGTCTGTTCTCGCATTGATCGAGCAAGGGCTGCAAGTCTATAGTGCAATTCATAAGAGACTTTATCGTAGCCAGTATAAAGAGTTCATAAAGTTAAGACGGTTGAATGCTCTTTATCTAGATCAGATGACATATAGCGTTGTCCTAGATGATCAGCAGGCAATTGTTCAGGCTGACTTCTCTAGTGCAGATTTCGATGTTGTTCCGGTTAGTGATCCGAACAGCACCACGATGATGCAAAGGCTTCTCAAGGCAAAGGCTATGCTAGAGTTGCGAGGTCAAGGATTAAATGATCAGGAAATCTTGAGGCAATACTTACTTGCGCTGGATATTGAAGATGTTGAGAAGTTCATGCCTCAAGATAATCAACCTGATCCGGCTGAACAACTAGCCATGCAGAAACTTCAGTCTGAAATTGAAGAACTTCAGGCTAAGGTTGCAAAGTTAAATGCAGAAGCAGATAAGATAAGGGCAGAAATTCCAGGCAAACAACTCGAGCAACAGAAAACCATTGCAGACATGGGCAATGATGCTGTCGATTTAGCTCTTAAGGATAAGCAAATATCTGGTCAGTTAGAGCTTGGGCGGAGTCAGCAAAGTTTAGGCAAAGCACCTAGTGGATTGAAAGAAAGTACGATTGAACGTGAGTATAGTTAAGGAGATAATATGGATGAATTAGGCAAAAAGAAGAAAGGTACGTATTCTTTTTTACGTGCACTTGGACTTGGTAAAAATAAGAGTGATTATGGCGACAAGAATGTTTTTTATGCTGGGAATGTAACAACTGCTGCAAATAAGAGAAAGAAAGAATTGGAGAAAGTAAATCAAAACTAATGGTATCAAGATGCTAACCAGCGAACAATTCCAAGAGTGGAAAAACCATCCAGTAACGAAAGAGATCTTTACTGAACTTAAAAAGTCTAGACAGACAATAGTTGAGCAACTTGCCAATGGAAATAGCATAGGATATGAGGCAGCTGTTACACATGGAAATACTAACAGATTAGTTGGTCAAATAGCTGGTTTGGATCAACTTCTCAATATTTCTTTTGAAGGTGATTCTATAGAGAATGA